CCTACACCGCGATCGCCGCGCTCGGCTCTGTGACGGCGGCGACTTGGCAGCCCGCTTTAACGGCGGGTGACATTCAAACAGCGAGAGCCCAGCCATGACGACATTCTCAAACGCTGCACCAATCAGCACGGCGCTCACCATCGCAAGCCTGTCCTCGCTCGGGTCTGGGGCGTATTCCGCGCCGTCCTCGCTCGTGGACAATACCGCGGGGATGATGAGCTATCTGCGCGGGATGGTGCGGCTGTCGTTTTCAGCCGCTTTGACGGCGGGGACTGGCGCGCCGTTTATCACGCTCTATCGGCTCAAGGCGGCGGATGGTTCGAACCTCCCGAACCCACCGGGTGCTGCTGCCGCAGCGCCATCGCCGAACGCGCTGCAATCGATCCGGCAGCTGGTGGCCTCTGGCTCGTTTCTGACCGTTGATTTTGAGCCGTTTGATTTGGACCCGTTTTACTATGGGTTTCAGATTTACAATAACAGCGGCGTGGCGTTTTCCGGCACCGTGACGGCGACTCTGTATCGGTGGAATGTCCAGGGGGCCTAACACATGGGCCTGTTTAATGATCCCAGGTTTGACGATACGCTCGTCGCACCTTCCGTAGAGGCGGAAATCAATTGGAACGATCCGCTGGCAGCGGGGCTCGTTCTGTGCATGCCGCTCAACGGCAACGCCAATGATCTCTGCGAAGGGCCGGCTGGATCGTATTACGGTTCGCCATTATTTGCGCCAAGTAAATTTGGGCAGTCTTTTTATGCTGCCGGCTCAAATTCAGTCTATGTGCCCGAAAAGCCGGCGTTCGATGTAACGGCGGGCACGATTTCGGCGTGGTTTTGCCAGACAGCAACGCTAACCAGTTATGCTGGCGTGTTCGGTAAACAATCAGCGTGGTTCCTGCTTGTACACGGCAATCAGATTAACGGTTGGCAGTGGGGGTCTGGAGGGGCTAACATTGGCGACACGTCTTTAAACACATTCGATTCTAAATGGCATCATGCTGCGTTCACGTTTCAAAGTGGCGTAGCTGGCGGTTCCACCTTGTATGTTGACGGCGTAGCCATCGCCTCTGGAGAGATGGTTGTTAGCGCCCAAACGTCTAATATAACCATCGGTTCGGCGCTAAGCGGTGGAAATGGTCAATGGTTTACTGGCCTAATATCCAACGCTTTAATCCATAACAGAGTGCTCTCGGCTGCGGAGGTTGCGCGGCTCGCCGCCGAGCCGTTCGCGATGCTGCGGCCTCGCACCAAGCGGCAGATTTACGCCGCTGCAACACCTCCCTCCGGTGCGCTAACAGGCGCGGCGAGTGCCACGTCATCAGCGATCGGCACGCCCACCGGCACCGCCAAGGCCACGGGCGCGGCAAGCGTCGCCAGCACGGCCACAGGCGCTCTGGCGGGCGAGGGGGCGCTGGTCGGCACTGCGGCGGATGTGTCCACGGCCGCGGGCACGCTGAAAGGCTCGGGCGCGTTGTCCGGCACGGCAGCGGCCTCCGCGACGGCAACCGGCAACCTGACTGGCCAGCAACCTGGGTTGTCTGCCACTGCGGCTGCGGCCGCGGGTGCGAGCGGAGCCCTGACGGGGTCCGGCGCGCTCGCTGCGGCGGCGGCAGGTGCCTCGGCCGCCACGGGCACGCTCACCGCCAAGGGCGCAGCGCCAGCTTTTGTGCTGCCCGCTTCGCTGGGAACCGGGATCGGGCCGCAGATTGTCGCGGCCAAGCTTGCGGGGGCGACGGTGGTGCTCACCATCCAGCATGATGGCGGCACCGATCTGGTGGTGCCGGCGCTGAGTTCGCCGGATGGTACGGCCGCGCCACTGCCGGCCCAGGGGGTGGGATTCAGCGTCATGGATGGCGGTAGCATCACCGCGCCGGGTCCGATCATCCAGGCCGTGGCCTGTGTCCGGCTGGATGCGACGCATTTGCAACTCACGCTGGCGAGTGCCCCAACGAACGAACCCAATGCCTGCCGGCTGTTCTATCCATGGCCAGGCGAAATGTGGGCCGATCAGCTCTTGACGGAAATCGGCCGAGGCTGCGCCATCACCGATAATTTCGGGTCGATCGCGGTGCCGGCGCAGTGCGACTTGAATCAGCTTCTGGGTGCCGGGTGGCGTGTGAACATGCCACTGGTCTCGCCCATGACCATGACCGGCAGCGGCGCATCAGCTAGCGCTGAGTTTGGGATTGCTCTGTCATGACCGAAATCGATGATGCGATCAGCATCGCGAAACTGCAAGTTCTGCTCGAAGCAGCACAGGGAGACCTCAAGAGTCTTGAGGCGCAGATTGAGGATTTGCGCGCGGATAAATATCGCATTCAGGGTGGAAAGGCCGTGCTCTGGTTCATCGGTTCTGTCATCTTCGCTTTGTCGGCGATTTTTTACAACACCCATATCCCTTCTGGTGTGAAGTCAATCTTCCACAATTAAGGAGTCTCCATGGTTTTTGCACCTACGCCGCCGGTGAACCAACCTGGCGCGACACCGTTTTCGTTCGCGGCCATCGAAGCATTGGCGGCTGCGGCGGCGGGCGCGGGTACGCCGACCTCAGCGCCCTCGATCACTCTGACCAGCCCACCGGCCACCGGCACGGTCGGCACCGTTTTGGCGATCACCGGCACGGTGACACCGAGCGGTAGCCCTGTGCAGGTGGGGCTCTCCAACGCCGCGACCGTGGCGCCGACATCATGGACGGCAGCGACTGTGAATAGTGGCACATGGAGCGTTATCATCACGCCGAACGCCACCGGCACCTATTACATCTGGGCCGAGCAGACCAACAGCACCGGCGTGCAGGCTGTGTCCGCCGCCGTGACCGTGAGCGCGGGCGCTGGCGCGCCGACCATCGCGAACACATATGGGTCAACATACACGTGGGCTATCAATCCGAACTTTGCCCCGGCGACATCTTATTCCTCGGCGACCAACGGCGCGGCCGCCGGCGGCACGCCGACCACCTCGATCCCGCTGCAATTCACGCTCTCGCCTGCCGATGCCACCAGCGGCGACACTGCGCATATTTTCTGGACCACGACCGCGCCCACCACGATTCCCACGAGCGGCGAGAGCGGCGTGACCTATGGCACCAGCAGCAATGCCACCAGCGTGATCAATGGCGGCGCGGCCGTCGCGGCCTATGCCTGCGCCCCGAACGTTGCTGGCACGTATTATCTGTCCGTCTGGCTCAAATCCTCAAGCGGCACCGTGCAGGGCGGCATCGTGTTGTCGCCGATCACAGTTACGTAAGAGAAAAGAAAGAGGCCGCTTTTTGAAAAAAGCGGCGCAAAAACTTCTTCGATTTTGGGCCTGTGCAGCGAAACCAGAACGGCCCAGTTTTAACCCTTTGCGCAAGGACTCCCTCATGCCGATTGTTCAAAGTGGCACGCTCAACACCACTGCGCTGATCGTGCCCGATCTTTATGTCGTGATTGTTCCGCCTTCCATCACGCAGCTGAATGGCGTGCCGACCGATGTTCTGGGCATCGTCGGTACCGCCACCTGGGGGCCGGTCGGCGTTCCCACTGTGATCGGCGACATGGCGGATTATGCCGCCGCCTTTGGCCCGGTGATGCCGCGGCAATATGACATGGGCACCGCGACGGCGATTGCCGTGCAGCAGGGGGCGCAGAATTTCCGCTGCGTGCGCGCCACGGACGGCACCGACGCCAAAGCCAGCGTAGCGATCCTCTCGGCGCTGACGCTGACGGCGAAATATACCGGCACGCTCGGCAACAACATCGTGGCCACGATCTCCGCCGGCTCGGCGGCGAACAGCTGGCGCCTCACCCTCACCATTCCCGGCTTCACGCCGGAAGTCTTCGATAACATTGCCGGCACCACCACCACGGTGTGGGCGAACCTGGCCAACGCGATCAATAACGGGTGCAGCGCGCTGCGCGGCCCGTCGCAGATCGTGAGCGCGAGCGCGACCGGCACGGCCGGTACCATCATCGCCGCCACTTACGCCTTTACCGGCGGCACCGATGGCGTGGCCGCCATGACCGACACGCTGATGCTGGGCGTGAACACCCCGCCGTACAGCGGCATGTATGCCCTGCAGGGTCAGGGCTGCGGCATCGCCATGCTGGCGGATGTGACGAGTTCCACCACTTGGGCCACGCAGATCGCCTTTGCGGTGGCCGAGGGGCTTTACATGATCATGACCGATCCGCCGGGCGAAGCGCTGAATGCAACGGGGATCACCACGGCCGTGGCCAACAAGCAGACGGCGGGCGTGGACTCGCCGTGGGCGAAGCTGATGTTCGGCGATTGGGTCTATTGGCAGGATACCGCCAATAACGTTCTGCGCCTGGTCTCGCCGCAAGCCTTCGTGGCGGGACGACTGGCCAACCTTTCGCCTGAACAATCCGCGCTCAACAAGCCGCTTTACGGTGTGGTCGGCACGCAGAAATCCGGCATCCCTGGCACCGCGCAGCAGAGCGCTTATGCCAGCGCCGATCTCTCAGTGCTGTTCCAGAACGGGCTTGACGTAATCGCCAACCCGCAGCCGGGCGGCGCCTATTGGGGCGTGCGCGGCGGCTTCAACACCTCGTCCAGCGCCGCCATGAACGGCGACAACTACACGCGCCTGACCGATTATATCGCCGCCACGCTGCAGGCCGGCATGGGCCGGTACGTCGGCCAGGTGGTGAACGCGCAGCTGTTCCTCAACATCAAGGCGACCTTGCTGAGCTTCCTCAGCGGCATGCTCAGCCAAGGTCTGCTCGGCAGCACGGACGGCGCGCTACCGTTCTCGGTGGTGTGCGACACCAGCAACAATCCTGCATCGCGCACCGCGCTGGGGTATGTGCAGGCGGACGTGCAGATCCAATACCAGGCGATCAACGAGAAGTTCATCGTCAATGTCGAGGGCGGCCAGACGGTGACCATCTCGTCTTCGTCCGGCTCATCGTCGTAACGGGAGGACCGACCCATGCCGCAATTTACCATTGGTGAAAATGTCCGCGCCACGTTGATCGGCCCCTATGGGGCGATCACGGTGCCGGAGATGACGCAGATCACCACCAACCCGAACCAGAAGCGGGTTGACGTGCAGACGCTGAACGGCGTGACCAATTCGGTGGTGGTGATGCGTGGCCCCACCGGCACGATTCAGTTTGCCCGCGTGAACAATCAGATCGAAAATCTTTACGAGCAGATGTTCCAGGCCTGGAAAACCGGGGCGGCGATTCCCACCGGCTCGCTGACCCTGACCATCTGCGAATTGAACGGCACCCAGACGACGCAACATTTTTCGACCGTGACCTTCACGATCACGGATATCGGCCGCTATGAGCCGGGCCGTTCGGTGTTGCAGACAATCGAATGGGCAGCTGAGAGTTATAGCAACGCATGATCACCGTGACATTGGATGACGGCCGGATTCTGGAACTGAAGCCGGCCGAACCGCATGAGGCGATGCGGCTGGCCGAGGGCGTTGATGCGCCTGGCACTGGGCGCGAGCAGAAGCTGAGCGGCAATCGCGTGTGGTGGAACCGGGCGCTGCAGGTTGCGGCGGTGCGCAGCATCAATGGCATTCCCAACCCGTTCCCGTTCTCCCGCACGCATATCCGCGGGATGGTCGGGGATTTGGGCGTGGACGGCATAAAGAAAATTGCCGAGGCGCTGCGCGACGTGGTGGTGCCGCCGGAGACACGCGCCATCGAGGCATCGCCCTTGTCCGCTGTGGAGGAACTCGATCTGTTCGAGCTCGCCGGTGACTATGCCGACGTGCCGGGCTGGATCGCTTCGGCCTATCTCGCGGCACAGGTGCGGAAAGTGGATGGCGCAGTGTTGGCCTTTCCAGCAACGCAGGATGACGTGCGCGCACGGGTTGAACAGCTCGGCGCTGCGGGTCTGCTGGTGGCGTTCAACGCGATGCATGAGGCCTGGCCGGAGCCGCCATTGAGTGAGGTGGCGGCAAAAAACTAGCTGGCCGCCCGGCGTTGCGGGAGGCGGTGTTCCTGGCGGTGGCCGGGGCCGCACCCTCGATCGAGGCTGCGCTTGCCATGAGCGCGACACGCCGGGCGGCCGTGGTGATGATTGTGAAAGAGCTTGAGGCGCAGCGGGCGCGCGCCTGGCTGCGGATTTTAGCGCCCGGCGAGGAGAGGTGAAGGCGGCTTGCTCAGTCTGTCCGCCGTTGCCGCAGATGTTCACCGCTTCCATCAATCGGGCCGGAAGGGCGAGCGATGTCTAAGGTCGACCTTTACGAACTTGGCGTGAAATTGCTGGGTGATGAGCCGCCCCGATTGGGAACGCTCCGAGATGTTATCAATCAGGTCAACGCCACGCTGGCGCAGAGCCGTGCGCCAACCCAAGGGGCGGCAACAGCGGCCGGCGGGGCGGATCCGCGTCCACGGGTGTCGCTGCACAAGCCCCGCCAGGGCAGCCCTATAAGCGGCATGAGGGAACAGGCGGCGGCCGGCGTGGCTGCACGCCCGTTATTACAGCCGGATGCCGCGTCATCTTTCGACGTCACGCCGGCGACGGGGCGGCCGATCATTCATGCCGCCCACGTGCCGCGCCGCAACGCCCCGGCGTCTGTGCCGGTGGCCCAGCATGTAGCTTCGGGCACGCCATCGCCGGAGCACGGGCACGCCCGAGCCAAAAGGCATGCTGACCGGGTGACGGCAGCGGAGCTGCCGAGCCTGCTGGCGACGGCTACGCCGGACGGCATGAGGGACGAGCAGGCCCTGCAGGCGGTGTTCATACGTGCCAACGATGATGGGCGGTACAAGGCGCCTCTCGCCGGCATTCCAGCCGGAGCCGAAGCGCATGTGGCCTTGTGGTACAGGACCGTGAGTAGCCTGCGCAACGTCGCCAGCTTCGCCTCCGGGCGCGCAGGTGCAACGAACCAAGACCGTAACATTCAGAATCATCCTGTTAGACGCGCCGCGATGGCGGGCGAGTCGGACATGGGGCGGGATGGTGAGACACGCGTCGGTGCGGCGATCGAGGGGACGTGGCGGCGCATCCGAAGACCGGGTGGAAAGGCCGCCGCTCCGGTCGGGGACATTGCATATTCGGGCGCGGCCGGTGGTGGCGCCGCGGATGGTGCTACGATCATCGGCGCGATTGTGACCGCGACATTGGCGGTTGCTACCGAGCAACTGGCGGCGCGGGAACAGCCGCCGGGCCGTGACGGCACGCAACTTGGTGGCGTGCCCGTGCCAGGTGCGACACCCGATCGGCCGGTTTACACCCGGATCGTCACGGACCAGTCGCCGATCCCGACAATGGTGACAAATCATGACGCGCTGACCAGCGCGACGGTCAACATGCTGGCGCAGCATCAAGCGTCCATGCCGACCGCGCCCACGGGGCTCAACAATCACCTCGTGCCGCCGGCACCGGGTGTTCCCGCACCAGGATCGTATCAGCCATGAGCATGAGCATCACCAGTTCGGTGCTTTCCGCTGTGCAGGCCGCCGGGCAGATGTTCGGCGGCTATGGCACGCTTACCATCGGGCCGATGCAGCTCTCCGGCCTGGAACTGCCGGAAGCCATGCCGGTGGGCGGCAAGCAGATGATCGGCGCCCATCCGATGGTGGGCGGCGGGCTATGCCTCGATGCGATGGGGCCGTTCGAGAACAGCATTTCATGGAGCGGCAAATTCACCGGGCCGAACCGTTCGGTGCGCGTGCGCTTGCTGGACAGCATCCGCAAAAGCGGTGCGGTGGTCACGCTCGCCTGGGACGTGTTCAGCTATCAGGTGATCGTGTCTGAGTTCGCCGCTGACACGAAATCCGTCGATCCGGTGCCATACAAGATTACCTGTACGGTGTTGCAGGACAATTCGGCGTCGCTCGGGAGCACGGTGATATCGCTTGTGGCCCAATTGGTGGCGGACGTCGCCAGCGGAAATATGGTGGGCGCGCTCTCTGTCGCCTCCGCCGGGGTGGTGCCGGTGATTAGTGCAGCGTCCGCCGCGGTGGCGGTCCCAGGCGCCACCACGCTGGGCACCGGCGCTTATGCTGCGGCGCTGAACGCGGTGAACAGCGCCGGAAGTTCCATCGGCGCTGCGCTGGGCAGCGCCAATCTAACGCTTGGCCAGTACGGCGCGAGCCTGCTTGCCAGCAGCCAGGCGGCCACCATGCCGGCCTCGATCCCGGCTTTGTCCGCCGACGTCACTGGCGCGGCACGTTCCGCCGGTGATGTCGCCAATCTCGCTTCAGCCGCCGGCTATTTCGGCCGCGCGAGCGTCAACCTGCAAAATGCGAGCGCTTGAATCATGCAGCAAGTCACCGTGACTGGGACCACGCTTTATGCGCTGGCCGCCAAATATCTGGGCGATGCCACGCAGTGGCTGCGCATCGCCCAGCAAAACAACTTTTCCTATCCTTGCGATCCGCAGATCAGCGGGCCGCCGGTGACGCTGCTGATCCCGACCCCAGACCCCAGCGCAACCGGCGGCGCCCCCCAGCAATGAGCCAGAGCATTGCCAGCATGGCGCGTGCCCCGCGCGTTCAGGTGCTCGCGAACGGCCAGGCGCTCACCGGCCTGCTCTCGGTGCGGTGGAGCGACCCCAGGGCGTATCACGCGGGTAGCTTTGTGATCGCCAAGAGTTTCACGCCGGCGGACCCGAACGAGGCGGCCTGGTGGAGCGACAGCGCCAACCAGCAGATCAGCATTCAAATCAGTCTGGCGCTGGCAGGGACAGGCTATGTTCCGATGTTCGTAGGGCAGGTGGACCGTCATGTGCTCGACCCGTTGCGGCGGATCATCACGCTGCACGGACGCGATATGGCTGCAATATTTCTCGATACGCGCATCACGAGGACTTACCAGAACCTGACCTCCTCGGAAATTGCCAGGACCCTGGCTCAGGCCCATGGCATGACCGCGCAGGTGAGCGAGACCAGCGCGCTGGTCGGGCGCTGTTACAATGCCGATTATGATACGACCGCCGCCGGCGGGTTTTCGTGCGCGGTAAATGAATGGGACCTGCTGTGTCTGCTCGGCCAGCGCGAGGGGATTGTGCCTTACGTGCAGGGCAGCACGCTCTATTTCCAAAGTCCGTCGACGCCGCCGCCTTCTTACGCTTTGTGGGTCGGCCAGAATGCGGATGGCGTGATGATGAGCAATTGCAAGACGCTGACGTGCGAGCGCGCCATGACGATGGCACGGGATGTGAATGTCACCGTGAATTCGTGGCATTCTGCTAAGAAAACTGTGGTGACCGGGTCAGCCGTGGCGAAGAGCCTGACACAGTCGGCCACGAACGTGCCGCCGACCAATTACCTGTTTGAGATTCCCAACCTGACGAGCGCCCAGGCCGATGCGGCGGCGCAACGCCTGGCGCTGGACATTGTGCAGCATGAGCGCGTCATCACCGCCAGTCTGCCGGGCATTGCCACGCTGACGCCGCAAACCGTGTTCACGCTGAACGGCACCGGCACGGACTATGATGGGATTGCTTATAGCCCCGCCAGCGTTACGCACAGCGTGACGCCCAGAGGCGGTTTTGAAACTTTCATCTTGGCCCAGAATTCCTCGCCGCTGTCGCTCTATGACGGCGCCAGCGGAGCGCCGATTGGATGAGCATGCACAGGATTATGGCGGCGCAGGCACGCAGTGTCGTCGGGCAATTCAGCCAGTTCGGCGCGCCGCGCTGCGGACTCGTCTCGTCTTTCAATCCGCAGACTTATTGCGCGAAAGTCCTCATCCAGCCGGAGAACACGCTGACCGGCTGGTTGCCGATCCTCTCCTTCTGGGTCGGGCCGGGCTGGGGGTGCGTCGCGCCGCTGCCGCTTGGCGTGCAGGTGTTGGTGCTGCCTGATCGCAACGATGCCCAGCAGGGCGTGATTTCCGGCGTACTGTACTCGGATGTGGATACGCCTCCCAACAGTGCTGCTGCCGGTGAGATTCTGCTCCTGCACCAGAGCGGGTCTTTTGTGACGCTGAAAAATGATGGTTCGGTGGACATCAATGCGCCGGCGGGGCTGAACATCACCGGCAACGTGAAGGTGACAGGGACCATCACCGCCAGCGGCGACGTGATCGGCGCGGGGATCAGCCTCAGTAATCATGAACATCCTTATTTCCCCGGCACGGGTGGTTCGACCCTCACCGGGAAAGGGCAGGGCTGATCATGGCTGACATTTCACATAGCATGGGCGCGGATTTGAGCTTGAGCGCCACGGGTGATCTGCTCGTGGTGAGCGGTGATGCGCTCACGCAACAGCGCGTGTTGCGGCGTCTGCTCACCAATGCCGGCGATTATATCTGGCACCTCGCTTACGGCGCCGGGCTTGGCCAGATGGTGGGGCAACCGACAAATCAAGCGGCGATCGAGAACATCATCCGCAGCCAGATTTTTGCGGAGTCCGCCGTCGCGCAGGTGCCCGCGCCCATCGTGACCACCACCGTGAACACGGACGGTACGGTGATGACGACGATCCAATATGCCGACGCCATAACCGGCGCCAGTTCAACGCTCACCTTTCAGGTCAAGTGATGGAACTTTCCCTTCAGACATTCTCGACCATGCTGAATGGCATGGCCGCCGCCGCGCAAGCCGCCGCCTCCCAAGCGCTGGACCTGCTGGTGGGCTCGACGTTGCGCGCCATTTTCGAGGCGGTGGCCGGGCTGTGCCTGTGGCTGCAATGGCAGAACGTGCAGGTGCTGCAAATGGCGCGCCTGACCACCGCCAGCGGTACGGATTGTGATAGTTTCGTGGGCGACTTCCCGCTGTTCGGCGGGCGCCTGGCCGGCGTGGCCTCGTCGGGCCAGGTGACGTTTGGGCGCTACACCGCCACGCAGCCGGTGCAGATTCCGGTTGGCGCGCTGGTGAAAACCAATGACGGCACGCAGAGTTTCACGGTTGATCTCGATACCACCAACCCGGCCTATCAGGCGGACCCGAGCGGTGCGACGCAAGGATGGTTCAATCTGGCCGCCGGCGCGGCGGCGCTGAATGTCACCGTCACCAACAATG